TTTCTATCACAAATGATCTTGCAGTTGATACTGACACATTGTTCGTCGATGTATCTACCGATCGTGTTGGTATCAATGCTGGTGTAAACCCAGTCGCTCCTCTCGATGTTAGAGGTGATGGCGGTATCATGATCCGCACTACATCTAATGCTCCTACTACTGGTGCAAGAATTAGATTTAGTGATCAAACTAGCAACTATAGTCAGCAAGGTACTATCAGATATAATCATTCTGACAGTCAATCACTATCTTCCGATTACGGTGAGAGTTTTACCGTCGAAGGCACAGAGACAGAACTACAGTTCCGTGTTGTTGGTGATATTCACGCATCTAGAAAGATGGGTGTTAACCTCAGTCGTGAACCAGATTATACTCTCGAAGTCAACGGTAGTGGTTTCTTCCAGACTGGTATTACTATCGATAGTGACAATGACAACTCTGGTGCTCCAATTTACTTCCGTGGTTCCTCTAGTGAGAGAAACTTCAGAATTGGTAACCAGATCGGACACAGCAACGCATTTGAAATTACCGCATCTACAAACAATGGTGGAACATCTTGGAACGGAACTCCTGGATTATTAGTTAAGGGTGACAACAGAGTTTCCATTAACACTTCCTCGACTTCTGGAACTGATCCATCTAACAACATTAACAGAAATTACTTCCTGAATGTTCAGGGTGACATGAACTTGAATGGTCAGTTCTTCCAGAATAACGAAGAGTTCGTTACTTCTAGATGGACAGAAGCATCTAACCAGTTAGATATCTACAGACTATCTAAGGTTGGTATTAACCAAGCAGATCCTCAGTATACACTCGAAGTCAACGGCGACATCAATGTCAAAGGAAAACTTAGAGCAAATGGTGCTGAGCAATGGTTGGATACTTATGGAATTATCAAGAGTAATCCTAATGTTCTCGATGAGGACATCACAGTTCCAGCAAACACAAACGCATTTGCTTGTGGTGATCTAACTATTGCAAATGGTAGAACAGTCACCATTGGATCTACTAGCACATTTGTAATCATCTAAATATATAAAGGAAAAACCCCCCTGCAAACAAGGATAAGACATGGCTTCTAAAATTAGAGTTGATAATATTACCAACTTAGCTGGCAGTGGTTCGCTAGACGTTGAAGTTGGTATTGACATTAGTGGTGATATTAACTTCACTGGTTCTTTGCTGAGAAACGGACAACCGTTCGCTTCTCTGCCTGAACAAGATCCTACTACAAATGGTGCATTCCTAATGTCCAATGGTACGAGTGCTTATTGGGCAACTCCTACTACATTTGGTAATCCTGGTTTTAGTAGCACTCAGTTTCCTGCAGGTAACTCAGACACAGGTGGTATCAACCTACAGAACCCAGTTGTCCAGTCCAGTGGTTATTATCCTTTCACTGGTCAGGGGTCTTGGTATGATAATAGTGGAAACATTTACAACTTGACAATTGGATCTGAGTTTAAATATAGAAGCATTTTTACTCATGGTTTCTTGTCTGGTGGATATCGTGGTGCTAATCCTTGGAGAACAGTTAACCAAACATTCCATGCTACAGACGTTACCATCTGTCGTGGTGACCAACTAGACCGAGCAGCAGCATATGTTGACGGTAACTTTGGTGACTACAATGGTTACATCTATGGTGGTGCTAACGGATGGTCTCCAAACTCTCCACACACCTCTTCTATTAACCTACACACAGGAACAGGTAGAACTGCTGGTTCATCTCCTGACTACAACCACACTGATAACTACGGTACTACACCAGATAGCATCGGTGCATCTTGGGACCTTTATGGAACACAAAATGATGGTGGTGCTACCTCTGGTCAAACTGTACAGAGAGGATACATCACTGGTGGTGGTGACCTAGGTTCTCAGTCCTGGAACAGAATGAACTTCCACTCTGAACTTATTTCAAGAGTTGGTGGTGGTCATAGTTCTGACTACTGTTCTAAAACAGAAGGTGAACTCAGAGGTTATTCTTATTCTGATACAAGTAATTCTAGATATATTGAATTCGCATCTGAATCTACTGGTAACTGGTCTACATCTAACATCACGGGTGATGGATGGAAGAAGTCTCTATCTACAAAGTGGAACATTGGTTACCACGGAAATGGTAACAACGTAACCCAATCATGGATGAAGTTTACTCACAACACTGGATCTAGAATTTCTAATTTCAACCAGAATGATGTTTCTTCTGGTGAAGAGAATATGCAGATGGGTCAGGATTGGGGTTATATGCTAGGTAACTATTCTGGTGGTGGTGGATCTGGTAACGCTCGCCAGAACAACAGAACATTCAAATTGTTCCACGCTACAGATAGCATGACTATGCTAGGATTTAAGACCGAACCAAAAGGACACCAAGGTCAATCCTCTGGTGCTTGCCACACTGGAGCATTCACTGTAACAGCAACTAGATATCAGTAATGAAGAAATCAAATTTTATCGAGCAAAAGGAATTTGAGGTTCAATGGACCCAAAGAGTGCCCTCTCATATGATTATAGAGGACAGTGAATTTCTTCGTCCAAAGTATGAACCACAACATCCTCTAGAATTAGAAACTAGAAAATTCATTAAAGACAAACAGAACCTGAAAAAAGGTGATGTTTTGATGGGAGTTTGTGAAGAAGATTTGCGTGCTATGGATATTCCAGCACACGAAACAACTTACCACAACGTGTTCAACTTCTTCAGCATTGCTGTTGTAAGAATGAAGAGAGATGTATTTGAAACTCTCAAGTCTAGTCTAAAAAGATTTATTGAATTTGATGAGCAAGAACTTCATGATGGTATCAACTATCAAGGTGAAGTTAGAGCATACTCTAAAGATTATCAAGGTGAGATGCAAGAGGATGGCACAATTAGTTACAGAAAAGTAAAAAGTCCTCTAACACAAAAGAAACTAGACAACGCAGTTTCTTTCATGAGAAAGATGGCGATCTTGGTTATTGAAAGAGAATTTGAACTTCGCTTCAAAAACTTCAAAAACTGCCATGATGTAGAACAAGAATCTTGGGCGTATCAAGTTCCAGAAGCAAGAGATCTTCTAAGAAATCCAGAAGCAAAGACACCTTTCCTTGATATGCTTGCTATCACGAGGGGTATTGATAAGACGGTTCTTGCGAAAAAGATCATTAAGAACCATGATAAATATGTTGTGGAGTACGCTGCTCTACTTGGCAAATATCACGCAATTAGATATCAGCTTAAAAACTGTGATAACATGTGGGATATGAATATACTATATGAGGATTATCTCAATATTGGTATGCCACTTGTCCAGGCGAAAAAACTAGGACGAATTGACGATAACAATGACAGATTGAATGGAGAACTCATTTATGGAACCTTCGGATTCTGAACTAAAACCCGTAGAACCATCAGCATCTAGTAGTAATACTCTTGCAAAACGAGAAGATTTAAGTCTGATTACTAAGGCGGATGCCACAGACGAACAAATCATTGACGCTGCGATTAATTTGCAGATGGGTCAAACTCGTTATCAGAACAATACTTTTGTTGTGGGATCACAGATCACGCCCTACAAGAAAGTTCAGCAAGCGTTACTAGAACTAGAAACTAGAAACCACGGTTTCAAAGAATTAAAATACAAACAAAAACTCTGTATCAATAATAGAAAGGTCATTGAAAGATCTCTAAAGATTGAAAAGGAGAGAAAGGAACCTGACGAACTAGAAATCGAAAGGTTGGAAATTGAATTAGATAAGGCAAACTATGATTGCAGTATCTACGAAAGAAAGCACATTACATACGATAGAGAAATTCGCGAGTTCTGTGACATGGTTCGCGAACATATGGAAGACGAAAAGTCGATTGAGCACTATCGTGTAACTAACGAGGAAGAAGATCGTAAGTATTGGATTACTCGTATGGCAAAACAAGCGGCAGTCGATGTACATGCCATCGGTCGTCTCGGTAGTGGCAATCTAGATTCTATTATGAATATGCCACAAGCAGATCAATTGGCAGCTATCAAAGGTGCAGTAGAACATGCTACACTATTGACTGCTGGTGTTGAACGTATGCAACAACAATTGCTTCCAGAAGTCAGACAGATTATGGAGCAAGAGTATGATAAACTAGATATGCCTAAACTCTTAGGTTTGGGTATGAGTAATGAACCTATGATGCTTCCTGATGAGGTGACTAAACAAAATGAGCAAGAAACCAAAAAACCAAACAAAATCCGTATTCAGTCTTCCCGTAAATCCGAAGCTTGATAAGGTATTTACAGATTCTGTAGTTATCCCTTGGTTGACAAGATATAAGGACTATATCAAGGACTTGTATTTTACTTGCAGGATGCCACCTTTCGAGCAGGATGCCATGGGTGATATCTTTGCTGGTGATACAAGGCAACTTGTATATAATGCAATGGTGATCTCTAGAGAAACAGAGATCCCTTTGTCTGCCACTTTCAATAACATTTATGTTAGACCAGATCAAGAAGGTCTAGATTTGTTTGCACACAATTTTAAAGTTCTGTATGAAAGTGGAATTAGGATTGCAACCATTCCTCATACAAGTTGGGTAGCTACTGGTATTCTGCAAGATAGATTTCCAGATCTAAAGATCAAGAATACTATCCTTAGAAATGTCACTAAAGCAAATGAGATTGTATCTCTTGCTAAAGCAGGTTTCCATTACATTAATCTTGATAGAGATTTGATGAGAGATCGTGATGCTCTATTGAGGATCAAAGATGCAAAAGAATATTGTGCTTCTATTGGTAAACCAGTAGAACTATCTTTGCTTGTCAATGAAGGATGTTGGGGTGGTTGCTCTATGATGGATGAGCATTACCATTTCAATAATACTAGAACAGAAGGTCCGCAGTATTTCATGGATCCTATCAGTACAAATTCATGTGCTAAGTGGGATATTGAAGACAACTCTTCTGCTCTCAAGGCAGCAAACCTACCTCCATGGCGTGAAGATTGGGACGAGTTTATTGATCTTGGCATTGATTGTTTCAAGATGCATGGTAGAGAAAACTCTATCCGCTTGAAAGAAAGTATGGATATCATTGAGCGTTGGGTAAAGAAAGAAGATCTTCTCTTCCCTGAGTTTGATGATTACATGGAAGATCTTGCAGTTAAGGATGCTCCTATCAATCTTTGGAGAGATAAAATCAAGAACTGTAAGTTTGACTGTTGGGACTGTAACTACTGTGACAGTGTTGTTGATGCTCATATCAAAAAGAAAGGAGAAGATCCTTCTGTAGAAGAATATACACAACGTTGTCTAGATGCAATTGATAATGCTCTGATCTATAAGTCCAACTTCAATGATCCTAAGTTCAGACCAATTGGTTTGAGTTCTAATCGCGTAAGACATCTGTTGAACAACCTTTGTTCTCATGATGATGCTGTATACTTCGAGATGGGTACATTCATGGGTAGCACACTTTTCTCTGCTATCATGGGTAATGACATTCCTGCATTTGGAGTAGATAATTTCTCTGATCCAGAATGCAAACCAATGACTGAAAATGTCATGTGGACAGAAGTAGGAAATGCTTTTGATGAGTTTAAGATTAACTTTGAACAGTATGAGAATGGTCAAACTACATTTATTGGTAGCAGTGTTACTGATCTAGTAGAGAACGATTTTGAAGGACATAAACCAAACGTTGTGTTCTATGATGCTGGTCATGATTATGTTGAGCAACTCAATGCTCTAACTCATGTCACTCCTTTCCTAGCAGACAAGTTTATCTTGGTTATTGATGATGCTAACTTTGATGGCGTAATTGATTCTGCTATTCAGTATATTAAGGAACAAGACTTTGATGTGTGGTTTGAAAGGAAAATCTTGAGCACTATTCCAGAAAACCCAAGTCATTGGTGGAATGGTGTATACGTTTTGGTATTGGAAAAAAAGAATGAAAGTAATTGATCCCGCAGTATTTGGTGTAAATCACCCCTCCACTTGGGAGGTTGATGAAAAACATATTGGTAGAAGTAAAAACAAACTTGTTATTGTAAAAAACTTTTTTACCAATCCAGATGATCTAAGAATGTATGCACAGTCTGTTGATTATCTGAGTACAATTCAGGGTGAAGTAACTAACTTACCAGGATACCTGCACCTCATCAGTAACTTTAAGAAAGGATTGTATTCTCCTCTTAGATACATCTGTGCAAACTATTTTGGTTGCTCAGATGAAACTATGAGACATCCAGAAGAAAGTAGATTTTCTTTTCAGATTTATGATGTAGATGAAAAGGTGAGGTTTATGAGTTTGTATCCACACTCTGACTACACTCGATATGCCGCTGTATTGTCACTTAACAATGATGATGAGTATGAAGGTGAAGTTCCTAATGGAACTGCCTTCTGGCGTGTCAAGGAAACTGGAGAGGAGTATGTCTGTGGTGAAAGAAACTACAGATCAGAAAGGATTGCCAATAAAGTAAACTCTATGGTATCGTTCGATCCTGCTAAAGTAAAGTTGAAAGAATGGGAACGGTATCATGTAGAAGAACATTCTAACAATGCTCTTCTTCTATATGAAGGATCTCTATGGCATAGTCCATACTTCCAAAAAGATAATTGGAAAACAAAGAGATTGACTTTCAACGCTTTTATCCGTTGATAAATAAAGTACACAATATTCCCTGTGATAACTATGGATCCCGCAACTCTTAAGAAAAATTTTGAGGAGCAAATTGCTACCACTGATAAGCAAATTGCAGAACTAGAAGACAACCTCAAGAAAGCAAATGAGTATAAACTCAAACTCGTAGGTGGTCTTGAAACTCTAGGTCTACTAGAAGGAGAAGGAGCAGCACCTGAGGCAGAACCAGCACCAACTGAAGTAGTAGAATAAATACTAAATCCCTTCTTCCTAAATAGGAGAGAAGGGATTTTTTGTGTGTAATGGCATCTCCAAGTACAAGAGCTGAACTCATCACATATTGTAAGAGGCAACTTGGCGAACCTGTCTTGCAAGTAAATATTGATGACGAGCAGGTCAACAACGTTATCGACGACACGTTCCAGTTCTTCCAGGAGAACTGCTATAACGGTATGGAGAGAGCGTTCCTAAGACACGAAATCACTGCTGATGATAAGACAAGATTTAGTGCCACAACTACAACATCAAATGGAAATACGAATTGGTTAGAAGCAACTAACTATGTTCCTATTCCAGATCATGTAGTTGGTATCACTAGAGTTTTTGGTCTTGTCAGTAATTCAATCCGTTCAAACCTTTTTGGCGTTGAGTAT